GTCATGGCGCCCGCAGTTCAGGTCGTCAGGGAGTACCTTGGAATTCTCAGGGGTGCACCATCATGGTGCATTTATCTGCACCGCCTGCCGGACGGCTACCGGCCGGCAAACTTAATCTCATGTTCAAGTATTGCGGGGAACTTCTCGCGAATCAGCTTGTTGAGCGCTTGCTGCACAATATTGTTGCTAAACGCGACGGGCACGCTTGGGCCAAACAATTCCTTGATCGGTAAGCCGTGCCACTGCCCGTTAATCTTCTTATGCAGATTGCCAGTACGAACAAAGACCCCTTGATGACCTGATGGCATAGTTGCAATGAATGCGCCCTTAATTAACTTCCTGCCATACTTCACGCTTACCGACACGCCGCTATTCGTCTTACGCGCACCAAAGTGAATCAAAGGAATCGAGCTGCCATATACCCTTATGGTTACATAAGGCTTACCAGTCGCTGCACGCACGATGGTTATCTTCTGCTTAATTACTCGCGCCTTCATGTTGTATCCGGCAGCGCGTATCTCTTTGCTGGCCGCCACCTTGGCCTGTGCTGCCACCTTGTTCAGTGCTCGTATTTTGGCTTTTTCAAGCACATCGGTACGAAGCTCAAATAGCTTTATCGCTACACGTCTGAAGTTATGCTGCACATCGATGCTGATCATATTGATTCGCCAATGCAAAAAGCCAGCTGGTTAGGCTGGCTGTAATGGTTTCGGAAACTAACAGACCTCCGCAAGGAGGTCATGCAAACGTTCTAAAACCGTCCTATCTCTGAATGTGGGTGCATTTTAATCACGTTATTTCTATCGTGTCAAATTATTTTTGACCATCAGAATGGATTTTTTAAGATCATCGCCATAACGTGCCTTTGCGATAGCAAGGCGCGCAGCGATTAAAATCGGTGAGTCGCGCTTCACAAAATGGCCGACAACAAGGGATTTATACTTGGGTGGGAGGCGCACGACAATACGTTCAATTTGCATTACTTCCTGTAGATTAACCTCAAATTTGACACCCCGCCCAGCATCAGGATACTCAGACAGATAACGTCCTTCGGCACTAGCACAGCGGCCATGCGCATCAAGACTGGCTCGTGCGCTGGCCCATCGCGCCCATTCGGTGATGCGATTTAGCGTCTCAGCTGGACAACGAATCTGACCAAACGGAACAAGCAAGGTCATCATGCTGTTTCCTGATACTGTTTGCACTTCACGCCGTGTTGTTTGTCTTTCAAGCATCGCATCATCCTTTCATTAAACCAGATCTCAGAAACTTCAAATTCGCATCCTTTGCAACTTTTTGCCTCTTTGCGCATTAGGGCTTGCAAGGGATCTCCGTACATCCATCGCTCAAGCACCTCCACGTCAGCGCGCTCCTGGTTGCTGTGATTGCTTGACGAACACTTTCGGCTTGGAATTTTCAACAGCACGCGTAAACCAGCCCATCAGGAATCGTTCGTAGTTTTTCTTTCTGCGGGCAGGATTCGCTGTCAGCCAGAGTTCTGCTTTGTCGATCTCGGTATCCAGATCAAGTTTTGGAAAAACGCTTTCCCATCCGGCATAGCAAATCATCGGGATTGCAAATTTATTCACCGTTGCGTCGAATGTGATTTTTTCCGCCGGTTGCGACTTGGTCGCGACAGAAGGTTTTACTGGATTACTAATTGAATTGTTATTTGAACTACTAGAGTAAACGTCGTTAACCACCTTTTCACGCGAGGTTAACCGCCTTTTATTACCAGGTTTACCGCCTTCTGTTGCGAGGTTTACCGCCTTTTCGCAATTTTCTTCATAAGGTGGTAAACCTTGTTTACTGCCTTTTAAGGGGTTTTGTATGACTTCAGGCCATGCAATTTGATATTCGTTTCTTGCCCAGCGCTGCCCGCCAAAACCATGCGTACCTACCACGATCCATCCTTCCTCTTTGGCAATCTGTAGATGCTTGATAACAGCTGGCTTTGATAGTCCAGTCTCCTCGCAAAGCAGCTCTATAGACGGATAGCAACTCTCACCAGCATCATTCATGTGACAGCCTAGCGTGAGCAGAACATGCCTTGTTGTTGGCGGCAGATTTGACTTAAGAACCGCCCCGCGCCATGAATAAAAATTATTGCTCATTTTTTTGCCCTTTGTTTTTCTTGCTTAACCAATTCGCTACCCTTTAACCATCCATCCGCATCAAGCCATCTCTTTGGCTCAGGAAATGGTTTCCCAATCGTTTTCCCACCCTCTTCGGCATAGACCAGCCTCACTTGATCAACACCGAACGCAGCACGAAACTTATCCACAATCGCCGCCGTTTCCGGGAACGCAGAACGATTATCCGCCCGCGCAATTTCCGTTTTTTTTGGCTCACATCTCGACATACGAATTACCCGTATCCTCATTTTTTGCGCGGAAAGTTCCGGCGCGTTCGGCGCGCTTGTTGTTTCGCGCTAAACTGGATGGAAGCGGAACGCTAGGACTTCGATCATCAAAGCGCGTTAGTTCACCAACAAAACTAACCACCACCGTGCCTGTAGGTCCGTTGCGCTGCTTGCCAATAATGATTTCAGCCAACCCTTTATCCTGTGAATCGGCGTTGTAAACTTCATCGCGATACAAGAACAGCACGGTATCGGCATCCTGTTCAATCGCACCTGAGTCACGCAGGTCAGACATAATCGGACGTTTGTTTGGGCGCTGCTCCAGACTGCGATTTAGCTGCGACAACGCGATCACAGGGCATTGCAACTCTTTGGCTAAATGCTTTAAGCCACGGGAAATTTTCGCCAGCTCAGTAGCTCGATTGTCTTCGGCACTATCACCGCCCATCAATTGCAGATAATCGATAATGATCAAACCAAGACCGCCGCATTCGCGATGTAATCGGCGTGCACGGGCACGTAGCTCAGACGCGGAAATGCTGGAATCCTCATCAATCCAAATCTGAGCATCAGAGGCTTTGCCTAGCGCGCTTGCGATACGCGGCCATTCCTTCTCGTAGATACGACCAGTGCGCACACGTTGGGCGTGAATCTTTGATAGCGATGACATCATGCGCAGCCCGAGCTGCTCACTTATCATTTCAATAGAGAAAATTAATACTGGTTTATGCTGATTTATACCAACATGTTCAGCGATGTTAAGCGAAAATGCCGTTTTACCCATTGAAGGGCGAGCAGCAAGAATTACCAGATCACCAGGTTGCAATCCAGTGGTTAATTTATCCAGTTCTGCATAACCCGTAGCCAATCCAGTCACGCCAGATTCATCTGCACGCGAATGCAGCTCCTCAATCTTTGACGACACCTGCATCATCACATCGGACAGTGAGCGCGGCCCTGAACCATCCTTCCCTGTTGATTCAGATAACAGCATCATTTTTGCCTGCGCAGCATCAACAATTTCTCGCGCCTCGCGCCCGTTACGGCGATAGACCAATTCGGCAATTTCATCCGCTGCTGATTTAACCCGACGCAGCAATGCATGATCACGGACAATTTCAGCATACCGACGCACGTTTGACGTTGACGGAACGGCCATTGCCATTGATCCGATACCTGCCAGCCCGCCCGCTTGCTCCAGCATGCCGTGTTGTTCAAGAAATTCGCTAACAGTAATGACATCGACTGATTTGCTTGCATCGGTCAAACGTGAAATTGCGCGGAAAATTGCGCGGTGTTCGCGAGCGAAGAAATCCGACTCAACGACTACTCCAGCGACTTTATCCAGACCGGATGGGTCAAGCAGCAGGCTACCGATTACCGATTGTTCGGCATCCAGATTGCATAGTGTTTCGCGATCGGAACTCATGCGACCGCCTTAAGTAGAGTTGGCGCATGTAACACGGTGGACTTGAGCGCATCGAGTGAAGCATGAGTCCGTTCGATATGGCTGGTAATGTCAGCGCGCTCAGCCTCGGTCAGCTTGCCATCGGCAATCGCATCACGGATGGTGCGTGATATGTCGCCATGCTCTGCATCTGCATTCAGCACCGCTTCAACAATACTGGCGGCATCAGGTAGCGCCTTGCGAGACAGCACATACCCGCGCTGTTCAGCCATCACTGCCAGGATGCGATCATCATTAGTTAGATCCATCATTGCGATCGCTTCGCGTAGCGTCAGCAAATGTGAGTCAGTTGTTGGGCATACCTTATTGCGCAAGGTCTGCTCGTTTTTCCCCATCTTTCGCGCCAAGCTGTTCAATCCGCCAGGTGCATCATGTGCAGTGTGGTGTATTGCAATATCAAGCTGATCCATGTTTAAGCACTCCCTCAATAATCGTAGCGGACGCGTCTATGCGCATTTAATCTGTAGTTATGAAACCGATAACCTCGATAACCCTGAAAAAATGCCGCCCGACGCAAGCCGGACGGCACAAACCACGCAGGTGCGCGGACTTCGCTCAGGAAGGGAGGAAGATGATTGAGGTGCGCTCATGCGAACCTCTGAAAAGGCGGGTATCCACTGACGTGATAGGATTGAGTTCCTACACAACGATCCTTCATGAAAGGGATACCCATGAGCTATTACTGGATGCATCAAACTCGCATTGGCGAGGCGCGTATCGAGCCCGCGCTCAACAATCGATGGAATGCCAAGCTGACCGGCGAATTCCTCGGCAACTATGCGACTGCGGAACATGCGCTGGACGATCTGCTGGGTGGTCATGTTTTCTCTCATTCTTCGGGCGTCGATACATCAACACTCGGATTTCCAGACGAACTATCGGAATGGCAGCGTGTTCGATTCCGATAAGGCTTCGCAAACTGCAAAACGCTTTCAGCCATATTTATCGCGGAAGCCAGATTGAGTTTCAGCCTAACAATGCTGCCGTCCGGCAGATCAAAGCTGACGCCGATTATGTTTCCATCGGTATTAGTAGTTCCACGCCAGGCGCACAACTTGAAATCTGGATGCAATGGCATTTATGCGGCCTCCTGTGTTTGATTAGATTCGCAGTCAGCCGAAGCGCCGAAAACATCCGGTCGCAGGTCGTAGCGAGTGACAGAACCGTTAAGAATCTCTTCGATCGCGCGACAATGCTCGGCTGGTGGCGTTAGAGAATCGCTGTTCAGCCAATTCCATACATGCGCCTGCGCGACTTTGACGACTGATCCATTCCGCGCG